AACTATTCTGCTCGTTACTGGCCTGCGCTCTATCCGAAGGAGTTCGATTGCTACGAGGGCAGCCTCGATCCGACGATTGAACAAGAGGTCATCGCGAATACCAGCCTCGTGGAAGAGCCGACTGATCCAGAAAGATTTGGGCATGAGGACATCCTTCAAAGAAAAGCATCCATGACCAAGGCGAGCTTTGAACTTCAGTTCATGCTCAATACCCGATTAGCAACTTTAGATAAGTATCCAATCAGACTTGGGGATCTCATGGTGATGGATCTTGATGGGAAAGCTCTACCAGAGACTTGTATATGGTCTAACCAACCTGATATGAGATTGCAAGACTTAGTTTGTGTCGGACTTGGAGCTGATAGGTTCTACCATCGCCCAATATTTCAAAATGGATGGGTATCAAAAACCGAATCATGGCGGTGTGTTCTCGCGATTGATCCCGCAGGTCGCGGAAAGGATGAGCTTGCTTGGGCAGTTTTAGCAGAATTAAATGGAAATATGTTTTTACTTGAGTCGGGTGGGTCTACTCTTGGCTATGCCGATGAAGTTTTGCGGTATTTAGCTGATGTAGCAAAGAAATGGGATGTCAATTATGTGGTAGCTGAGTCGAATATGGGTGACGGTATGTTTAGTGCTCTACTAAAACCGCACCTTGTAAGAACTCATCCCTGCACTATTGAAGAAGTTAGACATAACATCCGAAAAGAAGAAAGATTATGTGACACGCTTGGCCCGTTAATTCAGCAGCATCGTCTTATCGTCAATAGTCGAGTTATAAAAAATGATTATCGTCTTACTGACGAAGATCCTGAACATGGATATTCACGGAGTCTTTTTTGGCAAGCCTCAAGGCTGACACAAGAAAGAAATTGTCTTAGTTCGGACGATAGACTCGATGCTCTCGCTATCGCAGTAGCTTTTTTTGTTGAGTCAGCCGCCCAAGATCAGCAAACTGCACAACAACATAGGAAAGATCAACTCTTTCAAGATGAATTAGAAGCTTGGATGGATGAGACAACAGGGTCTATTGACTCAATAGCGTTTGGTTTTAAGAAAAAAACTACTTCTGGACGTTCTTATGGAGGGATTCAACGTTTGACGATGGGATCTTAAGAGGTATTACTTTGTCATCCATGCTTGAGAAGTCAAGTTTGTTGGCAAGCTTTTTCAAGGTGCTACCTTCAGCCGCAACAGCAGTCACATTGTTTTGTTTTAGCAAGGCCATTGCGTCTGTTCTAGCCTTTCGATCTCCATTCCTTAGATCATCGAGCACTTGATCTATTAATTCAGAATGAATCTCTGCTAATTTTTCTTGTAAATCCATAAACTTCTACGGGGAAGTGGAATAACTTCTCTACTATGGTATATATTCCCGATTATCGGTAGGCTGTAAAGGTCTACGTCCTTGGAGAGTGGCTTATTTCCCAAACATAGATGAAAGATTTGTAGCTGCTTTAGATGAGCAGTTCCCAGATCAATGTCCTGATTTGAGTCTTTCTGAAAAAGAAGTTTGGTTTAAGTCAGGCCAGGCATCTGTCGTCAAGTGGTTAAAACGCCGTTTGGAAGAACAGGAGAATGACGTTTATCAACTGGAGGCAGTCTGATGTGTTTTTTTGGTGGTGGTGGTGGAGAGCCAGCGACTATTACAAAACCTGATTACACGGCTTACAATCAGCAATTTGATTTACAAAAGGCTGCTATTGAAAATCAAATAAATAATCAAAATACAACTTTGCAAAGTTCTTTGCATAGTGCTTTAAGCGATAAGCAAGATGCGTTAGCTCAGTTAGCTGTTGCCTCACAAGCTAGAGCCAATGCTACAAGTAAAGCCGCTATGCAATTATCTCAAGTAGCTGGACCACCGCCAAGAGAAAAACATGCACAACCTCCGAAAACAGGTGTGGATGATAGAGGTATTAAAACTAAAAAAGGAAAAAGTTCTCTGAGAATAGGAAAAACAAGTAAAAAATACTCTCAAGGCTCTGGCCTCAACATTACTTAGGCAATTATTATGTGTTTTTTCAAAGCTCCAAAAATTCAAATGCCCACTGTTGAATATGTTGGACCATCTCAAGAGACGATTGATGCTCAAAATAAATCTTTAACAGATTTCGAAGAAAAATTGACTGCAGATAACCAGGCTTTTCAAACTACTTTGACTGACCAAATTACTAAGGCAAATGAATCTACCGCTGATCTTATGACTCAAATTACAGAGATGAAAACTCAAACCGCACAAGCGGCAGCGTCAGGAGGTTTAACAGAAGCCCCTTATGCAATTACCTCCGAAGATAACGTCGATGCGTCAGATTTAGCTCAAACAACTCAATCGATTAAAAAGAAAGATAAGCCAAAAGGTACTTTAAAAATTACTCAAAGCGGCGTTCAAGCTTCGGCTGGAACTGGCGTTAACTACGGAGTTTAATCATGTGTGCTGGACCTGTTAAAAACCTTTATGAAGACGCGGTTGGCATAACCAAAGCCAAAGATGACGCTCAAGCAGCTCAGAAAAAATACGAAGCGGATCTAGCTGCTGCTGAAGCGGCGGCAAAAGATGAGGCGATACGTGTAGCAGCGATAGAGGAGAAGAAAAAAGAACTAATAGCAAAGGCATCCGCCGATGAAACTACTATTGGAGAAACGCTTGGTGGTGAATTAGACACCATCAATACGACAAATGCCAATTTAACTGCTGATCTCATAACTAATATGCAGGCTGGTACTGGTCCGAGTGGTCCGAGTGCAAGTGAACTTGCGGCAAATAGCGCAGCCATGACTTCTCAAAATGTTTTAAACAAGGAGAAGAAGAAGAAGAAAAAAGGAGCGTTAAAGATCCCTTACTCACCGTCTTCTGCTAAGCCTAATCAGCGCGGACCTAAATCTACAAAAGCAGATTTACAGATAGAAGGGCAAACACAATCAACGGGAACAGGTACTAACCTCGCTATTTAATTATGAGAACTGCTGAACAACGTTTTAGGGATGGCGAAAATGATCGTAATTGGCATTTGGATCGCGCTCGACATTCTGCGAGATTAACCATTCCTTATCTCGTACCAGCATCAAATGATCCAAAGTTAAACAATAAAGATACTTATCCTGTTCCTTGGAATGGAATAGGTGCTCGCGGAACGTTGAACTTAGCGAGCCGTATGCTTCTTGCATTGCTACCGCCAACCCAACAATTTTTTAGATTTTCGTTGGATGATGCTCAGTTAGCGCAAAACGGAGTCGGACCAGAGGAGAAAACAAGATATGAAGAGGCTTTAAGCAAAATCGAACGTATGGTTTTGCGTGAAATTGAAGCGAGCAATGATCGAGTTGTCTTACATGAAGCGTTACTACATCTAATTGTCACAGGAAACGCGCTTTTATACGTTGGCCCTGATGGATTAAAGCTATATCACTTAAATCGCTATGTATGTTTTCGCGATCCAATGGGAGAACCCAGTGAGGTCGTTGTTTGCGAGGAAATTCCTTATGACATGTTGCCAGAAAACGTTAAAAAGATACTTGAAGAAGAGAAAGAAGAAGAATTAAAAGGTTTTTACGACAATCAAGTTGAGATTAATGGAGACGAACAAGATACTTGCAAGGTTTACACCCATATCAAGTGGGAAGGAAACTCTGTTAAGTGGAATCAGCAAGTAAAAAATAAAGTTGTACCTGGATCAGAAGGAAAAGCACCGAAAGATAAAAGCCCTTGGCTTGCATTGCGTATGACAGCGGTTGCAGGACAAAGTTATGGAGTCGGATATATCGAACAGGCGGCAATTGCTGATCTTCAAACAGTAGAAGCTTTATGTCAGGCAATAGCGGAAGCAGCATTAGCGTCTAGTAAGTGCTTATTCCTTGTGAAACCAAGCGGAGTCACGAAAGCGGCTGATCTTGCACGTGCACCTAACGGAAGTTTTGTGACAGGAGATCCTACTGATGTGCTGAGTCTGCAAATGCAGAAATCACAGGATCTAGCGGTAGCGATGCAAGGCAAAGAACAGATAGAACGTAGGCTATCACAGGCTTTTATGTTGGCTGATCAGCGAAATGCAGAAAGGGTTACAGCGGAAGAAGTGCGTTTGAGCACCCTTCAAAACGAACAAGCCCTCGGCTCAATATATTCAATTCTGACGACGACTTTCCAAGTGCCTTATGTCGCTAGGAAGTTAGATATTCTGACTAGAGAAAATAAAGTTCCTGACCTGCCAGATGATTTGGTTTCAGTAGTTATGACTGTAGGTCTTGCTGCCGTTGGAAGAGGAAATGATTTAGAGCAATTAGTCAGATTTACAACGACATTGGGTCAGACAATTGGCCCAGAGGGATTAGCTCAGTATTTAAAACCTACCGAGTTAATTACTCGTCTTGCCTATTCAATGGGTATAGACACTCTTGGGTTAATCAAGACTGAACAGGAGTTAATGGAAGAGCAACAGGCTCAACAAGAGCAAGCTCAACAAGCTGCGTTACTCCAATCAGCAATGGGCGATCCTAAGAAATTAGCTGATGCTGCCCAGACTGCCCAAGACATTTCCAATAATCAACCTCAAGAACAACCATGACCGAAACGCCACAATTATCTATTCCTGAAGGACAGGAGGGTTTGGCTAGTCCTGCTCAGCAAGAGCTGGTTCAGGAGCTACAACAACAAGATCAGATTTCTGAAGAGACGCAGCAAGTTTTACAAAAGTTCAATAGCACTGAGGACTTAGCAAAGTCTTATGCAGAGCTGCAAAGAAAATTTACTCAGAATCAGCAGCAAAAATCTGAGCCTCAGACCGAAACTCAGACCGAAACTCAGACCGAAACTCAGACCGAAACGCCGCAACAAGGCGAATCTTATTCGCGAGATCAGGCTGTTTCTATTTATGGAGAAGCAGGAGTTGAGGCTTTGGCTTCAAAAGGTTTGAAGATGGAAGAGATCATGCACTCTGCTGATAATGGTGTAGACATAAGCGAGCATTACGATACTCTTGCTGAGTCATTTAATGTTCCTAGATCACTTGTAGAAGGCATCGTTAATACCTATGGCAAATCGGGTCAAACCGCTGATACGTCAAACGAATTAACAGCAGCAGACGAGGAGCAAATTATTGGTGAGGTAGGAGGACCAGAAGCTTATAAACAAATGGGTGAGTGGGCTAATAAAAATATGCCAGAGGAAATGGTTAAAGAGTTCAATAAAACGATGGACGCAGGGAATATTGATTCAATTCGTTGGGCTATTAGGTCTATGCAGCTAGAGATGGCAAATCCTAGATCAGTTGTAGAGCCAAAACTTATCGGGGGTGGAGAAGTACCAAGCGAAACAGTATTTAGAAGTCAGCAACAAGTACTTGATGCAATGAACAAAAGGAACAATAGAGGACAAAAGTTGTACGAAGTTGACGAAGCTTATCAGCAAAGTGTTAAAGAAATATTATTCAGAAGCCCTGATTTCGGCTAGTATTTAGCCAGAACGCAAACCGAGCACTGTAGGCCCGTTGATAGCGGATAACCTATGAGGGAAGGAAGAGGCGGACTAAAACAGTATTTTTTCACAAAATTTAGCTAATTATGGCTGTCACACTCAGTCGTATTGGTCAGATTAAAGGCGCAGCCGCCACTTGGGGTGCTGGTGCTTCTGGCCTAGATACGGATAGAGCCATGATGCTCAAGCTCGGCAGTGCTGAGATTCTTGATGCCTTCATGACTTCAACGGTTTTCAAAGGAAAAACCCGCGAAAGAAACATTCGTGGTGGAAAAAGCGTAGCCTTCCCAATCACGGGTAAAATGACCGCTGCGTACCACCAACCTGGTACAGAATTGACAGGAACGATCAATGATCCTTCCGATATCAATGAGCGCGTAATAAGTCTAGATGCGTTGATGGTCGCGGATGCTGCTATCTACTCAGTAGACGAATTAATGTCTTATTTCGACGTTAGACAGATCTACACAAAAGAGTTAGGTCGTGCTTTAGCGGTTGAATATGACAAGCGTGTTGCAAGATTAATCTTTGCAGCGGCAAGTAACTCTACTGAGCCTCTAAACAAATCTTCTAACAGCGGAAGAACTGGACAAGGAATCACACTTGGAACTGATTACACAGCTTCAGGTGCTACTCGTCAGGCAAAAGGTGATGCTCTAGTTAACGCGATCTTTGACGCTCGTGTTGGCTTTGAAGAGAAGGA